GTCATAATAATATCAGACTGGTTCATCCGGTGCATAGCCGTGAGGCTGATTACTGGTATCAGTACATGACGACTTGCACAATATTTAATGCGTGGGATACTGCTGCCGCAGCTCTGAATGGTATGGATTTTGACGGCGACCTTGTGATGTTGAGCGATAACAGAATTCTGGTTGAGAAATTGGAAGTTCTCCCGGCATTGATGTGTGCGCAAAGAAAGGCTGCAAAGATAATACCAACCGAAGATGATTTCATCCGGTCTAATATAGAAAGTTTCGGTAATGATATCGGTCAGACAACCAACTACATCACTTCGATGTTTGAAGTCCGTTCACATTATCCAAAAGGAAGTGTGGAATACGAAGCTCTCTCCTATCGTATCCGATGCGGTCAGCTTTATCAGCAGAATGCTATAGACAAGGCTAAGGGCATTATATGTAAACCGATGCCACGTACATGGCACGACAGACACGCAGCTAATAAAATCGAGGATGATGAACTCAGAGAATTTTACAGAAGCATTGTTGCAGACAAGAAGCCATACTTCATGAGATACATCTACCCAGCTCTCATGAAGCAATACAACCAATACATAAAAAATACAAATCGTAATTGCCTGCGAGAGTTTCAGCTTACAGTGGATGAGCTGAGAGCAATTCCAGAAAGTGATCGAACTGATAGACAATCCGACTTTTTAAAATACTACGATTACCGAATGCCTGTTGGAACTGGTGACTGCGTTATGAATAAGATATGCCGCAGATTCGAGCAAGAGTTCGATGGGTATATCAGCAAGCACAATTCCAAAATAAAGTTCGACTACACCATTATGAAAAATGATTCTGCAGAATATACAACAACACAGTTTAAAGCAATTAAAAAATTATACGAAGACTATAACAAGAGAATGCAAAGCTACACCATCTTTGCTCAGAATGAAAAGGTTGATAAGTACGACGCATTCACCGAATTGTCCGAAATGAATGCAGAATTTAGAAAATCATGTGACATCATATGTCAAAATGAATCGGCATTGTGCAACATCGTATTGGATTTGTGCTATCAGAAAAGTTCATCAAAACGATTTGCCTGGAACATGTGCGGTTCAGAAATCATACATAATCT